TATCATGGCAACAACACAAGCTGTTGGTGAAGATACTGGATTTCTAGGAACTGCAGTAACAGAAGCTGTTGGTGAAGATGGTGGCGGCTTAAGACCTGTAACAATGGCTATTGGTGAAGATGACCCTAATTTTACTGGTAATCTAGGAACCCTACCTGTAACTGGTGGATTAGGACAGCCTGTAACAATAAACGGTATTACTTATAATTCAGCTACACGTGCAGTAGGAGAAACAACTAGCCCACCACCTCCACCTAATCAACCATTGCAACAGGCATATGTACCAAAACAAGAGTTTAAGCAAGTAGAAAAGCCAAAGATGGATACTAATCAGTTTCTAGCTGATGGCACTACACCTAATCCAAACTATATGAAACCAGTCACAGATGCTGAAGGCAATGTGCTTACAGAAATGACTGCCCCTACAATTGGTGATGTATCTGCACAAATGATGCAGTCACCCGGACTGCCTGAAGGTGCGACCGTAGTTGCGCAAGGTATAAATACTGAAGCAGGTCAGATGATTCCAGCTACCAGTGGACAGGTTAGCGGTGCTGTTGCAACGCCTACAGCAATGGCTACAACAACATTTGCACAGGGTCCACAGGAAAGTGAAGCTAACGTTATGCAGGCTGCTACAGCCGCACCAGCGGTCAATACAGCTATCAATGCTACACAGGCAGCACAAGGCAGTGTAGACCCGCAGGCAGAGGTTCTAGCGGCCCAGCAAACAGCTACATCTGTAGGCAATGTCAATGCCGCACAGGGTAATGCTATCCTGATGAATAATCCGACACAGCGTCAGATACAGCAGGGTGAACTTATTAGTGGTGCAGCTAATGCACAGACTGCTGCACAGTTTACTGAACAGGTGCAGGCAGCACAAGCTACACCATCACAGCAAGCTACTGTACAAGGTCAGCTGCAAAACTTGATGACGCAGTTTCAAGGTGGGCAAACACCACCGTGGGCTGCAGGTGCATTACGTAATGTAACATCCGCGATGGCTGCACGTGGGCTAGGTGCATCTAGCCTTGCTGGTCAGGCAATGGTGCAAGCTGCATTAGAAAGTGCATTGCCGGTAGCACAAGCAGATGCAAGTGTGTTTGCACAGTTTGAACAGCAGAACTTGTCAAACAGACAACAACGTTCTATGCTTGCTGCACAGCAACGTGCGCAGTTTATGGGTCAGGAATTTGACCAAGCGTTCCAATCACGTGTAGCTAACGCAGCACGTATTGGTGACATTGCCAATATGAACTTCACTGCTGAACAGCAGGTTGCTTTGGAAAACAGTCGAATTGCTAATAGCATGAACCTTGCTAATCTATCTAATAGGCAAGGAGTTGTAATGGCAGAGGCTGCTGCCTTATCGCAAATGGACATGGCTAATCTGTCTAATCGTCAACAAGCTGCAGTAATGAATGCGCAGAACTTCATGCAGATGGATATGGCTAATTTATCTAATCAGCAGCAGACTGAATTGTTTAATGCCCAGCAAAGAGTACAGGCACTATTTAATGACCAGTCAGCGGTCAACGCAGCACGGCAGTTCAATGCCACTTCACAGAATCAGGTTGACCAGTTCTTCGCTTCCCTTGCTAACAATGTATCACAGTTTAATGCGACACAAGCAAACGCACAGTCGCAGTATAACGCAGGTCAACGTAACGTAGTTGAACGCTTTAACGCTGAACTAAATAACCAACGTGACCAGTTCAATGCTACCAATAGACTTGTGATTGACCAAAGCAATGCACAATGGCGCAGACAAGTAGCTACAGTAAACAATGCAACAGTCAATCGTGCTAACGAACTTAATGCTAGTGCAGTACTAGGTGTGTCACAGCAAGCCTATAATAATCTGTGGCAATACTATGGTGACAGTATGGAGTGGGCATGGACATCTGCAGAGAATGAACGTAGTCGTATCGTGAATCTAGCTATTGAACAGCTTCGTGCTGATAGTAGTGCTAATATTCAAGACATGAAGAATGACTATGCTTCTTCTGCCGGATTTGGTAGTTTGATTGGTACATTCTTGACTGCATCATCGAGCAGTATGATAGGTAAGTTGTTTGGATTTTAAGGATATAAAAAATGTTTGATACAGCATATAAAGCATATACTAATTTACGTATTCCCGACACGTCAACCCCTAAAGAAAACGAAACACCTATGAGTGGTTTGTTATCTCGTACACGTCCTACGCCGCAAAAGGCTAAAACAGAAGTAGATGATGAACGTACTCGTGTTGCTAAATATGTAGCACAAATTCGTGCAAAGAGAGAGGCACTAAAGAATGGCTGAAGAAAAAGCACCGTTTCTGGATGGACCTATTCCGGGGCAATCATTAACAGCAGAGTTGGGTAATCGTCCGTGGCAACAGCCCCCGCAGTATGAAACTGTAGAGGATGCACTTGAATATTATATTCCTCGTTTGGTTGACCCACAGATTGCACCACAGTTATTGGACACAATGGAAATGGGTGTGCCTCTGACTACGATTGCCAACGCTATGCAGGTTGGCGGTGTCATGCAGGGCTACCATACTATTGACGTAGGTATTCTTGTAATGCCTGTGCTTATTGAAATGATGGCATATCTTGCAGAACAAGCTGGTGTTGACTACACTATGGGTACAGAAGATAACAGACTTGGTGACAAAGGATATAGTGAAACAACCATTGCAAAAGTTAAGCGTAAGATTGACAAAGAACTTGAAGCTATGGGAATGGAGCCAGAAGATTTGGTACAAGAGCAACAAGCACCTGATGTTGAAGCAGAGGCAATGCCTGAACAGCAGGAGTTGCCACCTGAAGAGCCTACTGGGTTGATGGCAAGGAGAGCATAATGGGATTTAATTTTGGTGCATTTCTAGGTGGTATGTCGCAGACTATTGCCGAAAGAGTTAAAGACCAAGAAGAGCGTGTCAATCTCCTGACTGACAAGGCACTTGACTTGGGTACACAAGTATATCTGCAGAAGAAAAAAGAAACAGAGGCTGATGCCAAAGCAATTAGAGAGGGCATGGCTGCACTGGCTATGACTGGACTAAATACACCTACACGTTTTCAGATTGCTAGTGGTGGTTCTACTGCTGTTACAAATACATTAAACCAGTATAATAAACTACTCGAGAAAAATAAAGACGCAGACTTTTCTACATTTTATAGTGTTAAAAATTCAGAAGAATTTGCAGACACTGATGATGCGGAGTTTCTATCATTGTTTGGTCCTAAAGCAACCTATGACCCAACCATTGCTCGTCAATATCTTAAAGGCAGACAAGCTGATGGTCTTGGTGGATTGTTCGTGTCAGACCCAACTACCTTATTAGAAGAGTTTGAAGCAAAAGCTGGTGTATTAGGAGATAGTCGCGTTGAAACTGACTTACCCCCACTTGGTCAATTATCTGTAGATTACACAGCAATGCGTAGTGCGCTTGGTAAAAAAGATGAACTACTATTTGATACACCAAAAGAGGCACAAACATATTATACCGGACAGATTCTTGAGGAGAAGAATAAAGAAGCCCCTGATGAAGCAAAGATTTCCGTGTATGAAGGCTACGTAACGGCATACGGTAACATTGGTAAAGAAGACACTGAATTTGATATTGATAAACGTCTTGACGCAATTGCTAATGAGAGATACGAATTGAGTAAAGACCCGGCTACTAATCAATCTAAATTAGCGGCCTTGGAGGTTGAAGAAAAAGTTTATCTGGAATCAAAAGCAAAGCGGGAGCCAGAGAAAGATAAAAAGACTGAAACTATTGACTTAATGATTTCAAATACAAATGTTAAAATGGCAAAAGCGATGCTAGGTAACGCTGACCAATCAGTAATAGATAATTTGCAAAAGCAACTTGACATTTTTTATGCTAGAAAAAATGATGTTCAAACAAAAACAGGAACTCCTACACAGACTACTGATGTATTTAATACACCTAAAGCTGCTTTAGATTATGTATCAACAATAGAACGTAGTTTGTTTTCGCAGTCTGGTTTAGAATTTGTTAAAACCTTTGAAGAACAATTAGATTTTAAATTTGGAACTGGAGAGGAAAGAGTAACACAGTATCTACAAAGACTACAATATATGGATATTATCCAATCTGATTTGGACAAAAAACTAAAAAGCAAAACATATAAAGATTCAAATTACTTTTCTAGTGCTGTAGATTCATTTAAGGGTAAGCACATTACCTACTATAGAGATTACTTAAATCAATTTAATAAAACTAAATATCCCGATATGAATAAAACATTCAACTCAAAAGCAGACGCAGAACAAGCAGCCAATAATAATCAATTGAATATGGGCGACATTGTTAGATATACAGACAGTAACGGAAGTACTGCCGTTGCTATATGGGACGGAAAGAACTGGTACTAATGGCAGACTCTCTTTCAAAATTTAACATAATTGAATTAGAAGAAGAACAAGAGAACAATATAGCTGGTCCTAGTGCAATTGTTTCTAAACCTATAGCTGCAATACAACCTAGTCCTGCTAGAGACTCGCTCTCGAAGTTTAACGTAGTAGAAGACGTTGATGTGCCACCACGTGCTGATGGAAATCTTGTAGATTCTTCTACGTTATCTAAACAGTCTGTTTCCGCGATTACAGATTCTCAAAAAACTGAAGCACAGTTAATGGAACAAATTAAGGCAAAGCAAGCAGCGTTTGAGGAGAAGGGATATGATGCCTTTCCTCTTGGATTGGTATATTCATCTGACGAACAGAGAATTATTGACCGCATGTCGCAGCCTACAGAAACAGAAATTGATTATGAAGCTGCCGATGCAGAAACTGATATGCCAACACCCGCAGAAAAGGGTACGGCATTTATGCGTGAACTTATGGGTGGAACACTACCTACCGATAAACCAGTATTAGGCTTAACGACTTTTGCACAAGACCCAACCAGCCGTTTATATAAAACACGTAAAGAATACGCTGAACAGGATGGAACATTTTCTGCTGCTGCTGAAGACGCTGGAAAAACTAAAGAACAGTATTTTGCAGAGGACGTATTTCCTAATATGCCTGATGGTGCAATGAAATCTTTCTTTGAATACTCTGCAAAAGTTGGTATAGGAGAAGAAGCATTTAATGTTATTGTAGGTATGGGCAAACTATTTGATTATACCAGTGCTGCATATACAGATGGGTTAGAAACTTTCTTTTCTAACATGCAAAAAGAATCTCCTGATTTTTACAACGGATTTGTAAGCACTATGACTGGTGCTAAAATGTCCCCGAAGACTGCTGCGGAAAGTTTCTCTCGAGAAACAGGTGCATTTCTAGAGTTTTCCGAAAGTCTTGGTATGATGTTACCTGTTAGTGCCGTAACAAATCTATCTGGTCTTACCAGTAAACAATTAAAAGATGTTGGTGATTCAGTTAAAGAGTCAACCAAGAAGTTCAAAACAGCTGACGCATTGATTGCAGCAGAAAAGACTACGAAGAAAGCAAAACGTGATGCGGCTAAAGCTGCTGCTGCCTCTCATACTAACCTACAATCACGTATGATTATGGAGTTTGAGCAGGAACTTGGCGCACGTAGTAAGTTAGATATTAATCAAGTTATTGATGAGAGTAAACTTATTTCAGCGGATAAAGATGGGGTGCTTACACTTGACCCTGTTAAGTACAGAGAAGCTGGAACAGCCCTATTAAATGAAAGAGGCGCATCACCAGAGGTAAGTCAAAACTTCTTGCTCGATATGATGCAGCCAAAGACAGAACTTACAGGTGTTAAGGGGGACATTCCAGAGTTTCTACTAGATGAATCAGGCAGTTTAACTGTACCTATTATTAAGGCAGATAATCTGGATTCATTTGTAGCTGTTGCTGCAGATTTGATAGAACGTAAAGGTATAAAGTATGACCCGAAAGGCGGCAAGCGTCTTGTAGATGTTATCTTTGAATTATCTGTAGATGAAAAGGTTATACCTGAAGGTGAATTACTTGAACTCTTAAACAAATATGACTTGTCATTTGAAGAGTACGCCACAATGATGGTAGGCTCTGCATCTGAAGCAGGTAAAGTACTGAACAAATTATCACAGATAAGTAAACGTGTTAAGCCAAAGAGTGAGTTAGACGCACTTAAAGAAGCGCAGATGCTTGACATGCAAAATGGTTTCTTCAAGACATTCCGTAAAGTAGAGAACATTCGCCGTGGATTACTTGTATCACAGCTTGCTACTGCTGCGCGTAACTTATCGTCTGCCGGTGTCCGTGCGCCACTCGAAGGCTTACAGAATGTGTTTGATACAGCCTTGTACAACTACGATAAAGACGGTCTAGCATCTGGACTAAAAAGTCTAGCTGATGTTAAAGGGAATTGGTCTGATAGTTTTAGACATTTAAAGTATACCTTTGACCCTAAAAACTATACAGCAATGAAAGAGTATACGGATTATATCCTTGACCGTCCAGAACTCGCTAATCAATATGATAGAATGTTTAATCAGATTAACGAAGTCAGACGTTCTACAGACATTGGTACTGATACCTTACTTGGTAAGTCACTTGACTTGGCAGAAAAAGGTGTTGACATTATTAATGCACCAAACCGTTGGCAAGAATATCTGATTAGGCGTGGTACATTTACTGCTGAATTAGAGCGTCTTGTTAAACGTGAATACGACCTTGAGTTGATTGATGTAGTTAATCAGGGCAAACTACCAGACTTGCTTAACGATTCACCTGATTTGATAGGCACAAATAAACGTCCTTTTAAAGAACTTGTTGATGACTCTGTTGGTAAATCTCTTGACATAACATACGCAAAACAACCCGAAGTTCCTGTGTTTCGTGAGTTAACATCCTTTATTACACGTAATGGTTTGACTACCGTTATGCCATTCCCACGCTTCATGTTTAATAGTATGGAACTGGCTGGTGAATATAGTGCAGGTGCATTTGCTCCAATCATTAAGAGAACTATAAATGCAGTTACAGGAAACAAAACAACATTCACTAAAGCTGATAGACGTATGATTTCTCGTAACATTATTGGCTGGACTGTTATTGCACCTGCAGCCATTATGTATCGCAACAGTGAAGACGCACCTTCTGACTACAAAATGTTACGTAAAGATGATGGCACACTGTTAGATACATCGGCACAATCACCAATTCTTAGACAATCCTTGTGGATTGCTGAATGGATGAAAAGAAAAGGAAATGGTACACTTAATAAGTGGATGCGTGAGCAAGGCTACAAAGAAGGTGCTGAAGCATTCATAGGTACTAATGTTCGTACTGGTGTTGGTGGCACTGTATTCCAAGATGTATCAAAGATATTCTCTGAATCAGATGCAATGGCTGGGGAACGTGCGCAAGAATATTTTGGTGAGGCATTTGGCGAGTATGCTTCTACATTCTTGACACCGATTAATCAGTTAATTGAAACCCAACGTGCCTTTGGTGTTAGGTCAGAAGAGTTTCGTGACCGTAGAAACGAACCTACATTTGAAGGTCAACCTTTCTTACGCTCATTTACCGGAGCATTTAAACGAAAGGGTTATCTTGACTTGTTCACTCCATCAAAAGAGGGTGAAGCACCACTTCGTGAAACTATTTTCCAAGAGGGTGATTCAGAAGCACGTGTTATGCCTTTGCTTAAAGTGTTTACAGGACTCTCGCTTAAAAAGGATATAAGCAAAACAGGAAAATTCCTTAATGACTTGGGGTTTGCTGACTATCGTATACGTAGTCGTAGCATATCTCCGGGATTCCAACGCTATGAAACAAAAGTATTAAGGGAAGTACTGCCTTCAATAACAGAAGCCGCACAATCAAAGTCGTTCACAGATTTTCATCTGGAACGTGCTAGAATGCGTCCACAAGAAGCACGTGATGAAGTGTCAGATGACGCATATATTCGTCTGCAACAAATATCCTTTATTCAAGACCAGATTGGCGTATACAAAGGACAGATAGATAAAGTCATAACTGAAGCAAGTACTGCTGGTAAAGAAACGGATGCTGTTCGTAGTGACTTAACGACAAAAGACGGAAAGGCCGTGAATGTAGAACTAACAAAATACATAACAGCACAACAAAAATTCAGACGATTGAAGCCTGACGAAAGAGATGCTGCATTTGTAGCATTGCCATCTATATTAGCACAGATGGGTAGAGAAGATGAAAAGCCAAGCATGGCTAACTTTGACCACCTAAATATGATGTTAGAATATGCAAAGACAGCAAGAATAAGATAAAATAAAGGGGGCAATTAAGCCCCCTCTTTTTATATGCAGTCGCATATGTCGTTAGCTAATCCCATGCTAAATGCGTATAACAACCAGCGCACAAGTATCACAAACAGTGTATACCTAACGATTATCCCCAGAACCTTGAAGCATACCCCTAGCTTTCCTGTCTGCAAGTTTCTCAATGTTGTCTTCCATAACTTTACCAAGGTTAACTCCTAACTCTTGTGCCAGTACAGCAATGTACCAACAGACATCACCAAGTTCTTTAGTAATCTCTGCACGTTTAGCAGGGTTATCCCCATCACGTATCAGCTTCTTTGCCTTGTTAGCAATCTCACCTGCTTCACCCGCCAGTCCTAACGTCAAGTACGCTAGGGCTGTTTCTTTTGGGAAGATAGCTGTCTCACAAGCCTTCTGTTGATACAATGCTGCTGTAATGCCACTCATTTGTTTCTCCTTCATCCACTGTTTAGCTTCTGCCTCTAAATCCATTGCGTTTCTCTTCTTTTAAATCATATGCCATAGGTTTTCCAAAGTACGCATCGTTCCAACCACGTTGCCACTCTTTTGCAGGGGTTGTGTTTGGCTTCAACTTATTAGCTACTACAAACCAGTAGCCGTTTTTACTTTGCTCTACATTAGAGAATGACTTGTAACCGTTTTCGTAATGGTCATGCAGACTAAACTGATTGTTCTGTTTCATCTTGCTTCTCCTTAAATGCTTTGATTACATCTGATGAAAACAGCTTCTGCAAGTTTAATAGGTACATGCGTGAAGCATTGTTATCACCCCCTGATACTGACTTCTTGTAGTCAAGATTATTTATGATGCGCTTTAAACTCTTTGTATCAAACACAATGGTTGCAAAGATGTCCTCGCCAATACACAGATTATGAAACCAATAATCTGATTCAGTGGCTGCTATGCCACTTGGCTTACCATATGATTCGTACTCAATGCAGATGTTTCCAGTACGCTGCCATATATCACGCTCACTTTTAACCTCAATCTTTTTATCCTGAAGCATGTCAGCTACAACTTGTTCACGTACCTGACCATACTCCAAGTCAATGTCAAACTTCTTACGATTCTCTAAACTAGGCTGTAGCTGCTGCATCTTCTGCTTCCTCATCTTGTGATTGGACAGAACTAATAAGCATCTTTGTGAAGGCATCTTGTGCCGCACGTAACTGGTCAATACCAAACTGTGCTTGAGCAACCTTCGTATTCAAATCACGAATCTGATTCACTAGATACTGTTCATTGTTTTCTAGTTCATCATAGTCGTACTCTTTACCATCAATAGTAATCATTTGTTTTTCGTCATTCATTTTCATTCTCCTTTTCTTTCTGTTTTAATTTCTGCCACTCTTCATAACTAGGATGGCTACGTGGGGGATTGAACTGTATCCAACCATCCCCACGCTTCCACGCTAACTTACCACTATGCTGCTTCGATGTCAACTATTTCACATACACCTGCAGTGCAGGCTAACTCACGCCCACCTGAAGTTGTATCCTCTTTCTCAAACTCTTGCAACAGTGACCAGTCTACATTCTTTGGCATCTTTGTCAACAACTCTTTGTACTGTTCAGCATCAATATCCTGATAAGGTGCTTGCTTGTATGTGTGGTCATCATGTGGCAAGAAGCTAATGCCAGATACTTCATCAAAGTTCTTGTAGACCCAAGTGCCTACCTCAAACCACTCATGCTCCTTAACAGAGATAGTGACTGAAGGTTTGTGTTCACACCAATGACGCTGATAGGTAAGCCACAGTTCAAGCTGCTCTACGGCTGTCATATCTGTGCGTGTCACTGCACCCTTTGGTGACTTCATTGGGAAGCTAAACACGGTAGTGCTATCTGGCTTCATTACATCTGGCTCACTAGGAATGCCTTGTGATATAAGGAACTGTGTGAGTGGGTCTTTGTTATCACCACGAACAGTGCGAATGTAATATGGATTGTGTCTAGCATGAATGCCACTGGCTGCATCAGTAAGCTGTGATACTGTACCACTAGGCTTAACACAGGTGACAGCGGTAGACTGTGGAATGCCAATCTGTTTAGCCATAGCTTTGTTGGCTTCAACAGCAGTAGCACGTAACAACTCAAGTGCAGTCTCTAGCTTACCACCAGTGGTAGATGTTAGTTTATTATCCATAATACCTGTCAGTGAGACACCAAGCAAACGCTCATCTTCTGTGTTAGTCTTCCAAATCTTGCGTAGATATTTAAAGTCTGTCAGTGTTGCTTGAAATGTTCCAAGGATTGTAGCAAGGCGAACCTTTTCACGTAGTGTTTCTACTGTATCTGATTCACGCACGACTACCTCTGACAAGTTACAAAACTGATAAGGACGTAGAATAATCTCTGAACAAGGATTGCAACCAAACTCATGGTTAGTATCCCGCCTACCATTCTTTGCTGCTTGTTCCTTTGAACTAGCACGGTTAAAGATACCACGCTCACCTGACTTACTTTCGTATAAGGCAAGCCACTCACGCATGAATGTACCCATATGTGGTTTCGCGTGATACGCTACAGAGTTATTAGCAAGCCCACGTTGTGCTTCCATTTCCCACCACTTGCCTGCTTTAGCATGACGCATCTGGTCATCACTAAGATTAGACAAACTGATAAGTGCGCTACGGCGTACACCGCCTACGACCACAACCTCACCAATCTTACACATGATGTCATGACATTCGATTGGGTATAGCCTACGTCCAGCAGCACCCTTGAACTTCTGAATACAAAACTCAAATAGTTCAATGAGTGGCTGTGGACCTGATGCACGACCACCAAAAGTCTTTAGCCGTGCGCCAGCAGGACGTACTTCGCTGACATCGAACTTGGGAACTTGTCCTGTATACAACATAGCAATCAATTCCTTCAGTGACTTTGCCCATCCGGGGCGACTATCACCTACCTTAATTATTGTGTCTGTATCATGGAAGTCTTCATTTACTTGCGGTAGCTTATCCACATTATTGCGCTCTACAGAGAAGCCTACACCTGTACCACACATAAGTATATACATAGTCTCATCGAAGGCACGTGGGCTATCAACAGGAACATAAGAACAGTTGTACCCACCTACATGGCAGCGGTCTAGTGCTGGTCCAGCAGTCATTAACGCCCTCATAGAAGGCATGACAGCTTGTGTAAGCACAGCCTCTTCCAATTCACCGCGTAATGAATCCGATAGTTTATAGTCATGCTTATCTGCTAGATGTTTAGTTATATAATCAAAGTATCTAGCTACAGTTTCGCTCCATGTTTCTCTTCTTTGTTCGTCTTCTTTCCATCGTGCATAACGTGAAAGTGCTATAAAGTTTTGGTAGTCTGTTGGTAATTGATTGCTTATCATATTGTTCACTCCGTTATTGTTCTAATGTTTCTGATAACAGCACCCTCTACATCGTAGAAATATTCATTAATGCCATCTTCTAATTCCTCACCGACTCTACCATCGGCAGGCACTGGGTATTCTTCTTCGTCTATGTCAAGCGTAATGAACATCTTAACTCTTATCATTAGCCATTACCTCTTCAATCAACTTATCTAAATACCACTGCGCTTTCTTTAAGTCCTCAAGTGGTTTGTCTTTATAATCAAAACGCCAAAGGTATTTCATAATGTTACCTTGTAGGTAATACTTGAACCCATCACCAGTCGCAGCGGCAATTGCTTGAATACATTCAATGCCTGTCTGATTATAATGAGGTGGGCTATTGACCATATCAACAGCATTTTCTGCAGGCCACATCTGTTTTGAGTCTGATTGTGACATAGCTTGTTTCATAAATGTTTCGTGTCTCATGCCCTTCCTTTCGTCCTTGTTCCAAAGTTTAACCGTACAACATTACCATCTTCTTGAGTAGTTACAACAGGTTCTTCCGTAATGGATTCAAGTATATTGTCAATCTCTTCCATTACATATGTATGTACAAAGTTACGCATGTCGTCATTAATTTCCATTAACGGTACTGTAGCACACATCATCTTGGTGAAGTGCATTAACTGACTGTAGCTTTCATCATCTAGATTGTTGTCTGCACTTGTGATAATAGCAACATCAACCTCTCCTGTCCACTCACTATCTATTACAGTTGGCCTTACGCGAACTACGAAATCATCTTCCCTTAACTCCAAGAAACTATCGTCCATTTGCTATCTCCTTTTCACTTTGTTACCACTGAACTTAATAAACTTTGGATGTTTATTCCTGCCCTTTTCTCTAAGCCAGTCTTCAGGAATGATGCGGTCATAATACCTAAAGCCATATCGTATACACCATTCACTATACGATGACTTTGCTCCCTTACGAAGTTTACGCCTACTGTTTTCAAATACAAACCGTATGTCAAGATTTGGATGTTGCTTCTTGATAGCAAGATGCTTACGTCTATCTGCTGCCGTGAACATACCTTTTGTTTCTATTATGATACCATTAGACAGCACGAAGTCTGGTGTGTAGGTTCTGTACGCTAGGTCTTCCCACTCAATCTTAACCTCTTCATATAAGAAGTCTTCTTTTAGTTCTTTGAGATAGTCAGATACCTTGAGTTCCAGACCGCTACGATAGCCATACTTTCGTGCCGCCCTAAATTGTTTTGCGTTAGGCATCTACTTGTACTTTTCATCCATTGAAATGTACGATACCATCTTGGGTTCTTTAGCTTGTGACATCACGGCAGGATGTTCTTTAAGCGTAGGCCAACATGAAAAGCGATAAGCACAGAAGATGCAGTTCTCATTCAAGACTGTGTTACCTGTAGGCTTGCCTCTAAATGTTTCAGGAACAGGCTCAAAGCAACGCTCAAACTTATTGTCTGTAACCTTCTGTACAGTATCTTTGATATGGGACATCTCTGTATCAATGTCAAGACCTGTAGCTGGTACATATTTAAATTGACCATTGGCTTTGTTGACTACCCACCAGCCACCAGCACGTTTGCCTGATGCTTTAGCATAACCAGCAAGCTGTGCAACATAACCAAAGGAATCATGTGCCGCTAATTTATCATATGATTCAAACTTGTTTTGATATGACCAATTAGAGGCTGACTTAACATCATCAACAGCACCGTCAATAACAATATCATATGTACCATTGATGGATGTATCGTCATCAATCTCAAGCGTAACCTGTTCAGCATCTTCATATTGTACTCCTGCCTCTGTTAATAGACCTTTGAAAACAGCTTCAACAATGTCTCCAAGCATCATGTTCATTACGAATGTGGTTGGTAAGGGCAATGCTTTCTCTGGTTCATTCTTATCAAACCAAAGCTGACAGCTTGGCCTTCCTATGTTAGACATACGAAGACGAAACTCACCACGCTGATTGCCCCCACCAAACTGGCGTTGTACTGCATCCATTACATCTTGACCAATCTGCTTAATAGTTTTGTCCGACATTGTGGACTTACCATTAGCAGCGTTCTCCATGTATTGATGCAACGCCAGTTCAGCAGGATGGTTCATTATGCTACTTCCACTTCTTCCTCATCAAAGTCAATGACACCATCAACGATAGCCTCATCATCCTCATCGTCATAAGCATTAGCTTTATCTGACCATGCTTTGATTATGTACTCGTTGTAGTTCTGTACCCACTGCATAAAGTCAGCAAACATGTTTTGTTCTGCGTCTGTTAGTTCCAAAGTTTTTGACACATCAAGTGACACTACGGGCAAATAGAACACTGCTCCCGTAGGAATCTTACGTTCCTCTGTATTCGCAGTAATCAAATGCTGTACAGGAAGACGTTGCATCTTTGCGAGTTTAGTAAAGGCAGTGCCTACATTCTTAAAGGCATCACGATTATCAATCTCCCAAATGAATGGCATCTCATCTACACTCACAGAGTTACCACTTGAGTCAGTAGCATTGACCAGTTCAACTGTGCCAAGCACCACACGTACTCGCTTAATCTGCTTGATGAGTTCTTGTGTCTTCTCTGGTAGTGCTTTAAAGTCTTGAATGTAACCAGCAGGTTTACCACAGTTAAAGCCGCCATCATTATCTTTCAAGTCAATGTTCAGATTGTCAGCCATGACAGTCTTTACGTACCGATTAGGACTATCACCCATACCCCGAATGAAACGCTTGTACATAAAGCGTTGCAGGAATGGACGAATCTTCACAGAATCTGCATAGTATGTGGGGCCATCTGGTACTTCCAGTTTATATGTACCACCACTCACAACTTCCATGTTCACCTTCTTGCCGTTGACATCAGCCTCACCCATTACAGGTGAATGATTGATGCGCAGACGAGCGAGAGTGCTTGCTTGCTTACGCTGACTTGCACCCTCGTTGGCAATACCCATAGCTTTCGCCATTGCTGCATAGTTGTTAGTATCAATAGTTGTTAATTCCATATTTTATACTCCTTCTTTTGAGTTAGAAAATCATAGTTATATCACGACACATCTTTTGTGTCAAGCCAGTTTGGACCAATTTTTGCCTCAAGTTCTAGTGGTACATTAAACACTATACCCCAACGCATTGTAATCAAACTAGGCAGTACTTTATTTGTATCCTGAATTATTTCAACACATCTCCTTTCTTCATCAGGATGAACGTCAATTACAATTGAATCATGTACAGTGTTTACCACACAAGATTGCATACCGTCAAGTAATTTATCAATGTGTAATAATGCAAGAGGCACAATGTCTGCTGTAGCAAACGACTGTACAGGATAGTTTTTTATCTGTGTAAAGTGCGATACTCTACCTCGTGAGTTACGCTGCACATTAGGAAAGGCAAACTGCCTACCTGATGGCGTTGTAATCATGCCTGTGTTTATAGCTTCTTTAGCCAGTCGGGAATGCCAAGAGGCAACTCCCCCATACTTCTCTGTAAAGTGTTCGTAGTACGCTGCTTCTGCTTTCGTTCTTCCGAATCCTGTTGCTCCATAGAGGGGCGCGAATGTATGCGCTTTCGCATCCTGTCTATTCGTAGGCTGACCAGCATCGGTAATAACTTTAGCGGTATATGAGTGTACATCAAACCCAGTAGATACTTCTTCAATAGCAACTCCATCTTGTGATAAATAAGCAGCCGCACGAAACTCTAGCTGTGCAAAGTCTGCTTCCATAATCTTGCCACCTTCAAACCGGGATACAAACACTTTCTTTACAGGGAATGTACCGCCGCGTGGCATGTTCTGCATGTTAGGGTCAGCACCGCTGAACCTACCTGTTGCAGTACGATGTTGAAGCAAGCGCACATGCAGCTTGCCATCAGTCTTTGTGTGTAGGTCAATGCCTTCCACGAATGAAGATAAGTATGTATCAACGGCAGATAGTCTGCGCACCTTTGACAAAAAGTCAACAGCATCATGCATGTCTTTTGACATGGCGACAGACTCAAGTACCTCAAGATTACCTTTACTTGTGGTAAAGCCATTAGCACTTGCCCACTTTGGTGATGGTGGACGAAACTTTAACCCCGCCACAGCCATAGTATCAGTAAGATTGTAACCATTCCCATCACAATTCTTACATCTGTTTGTGTTAGCAAAAGGTGTTCCATCTTTCTTTACCTTTCTTACTTGTCCACTACCATTACATTCATCACATTGTTTTGCTTCAGTCTTATACATACGCTTTGTACCACCAGCAATCAAGCTACGAAAGTCAGCGTCATCCATGTAGGGGTCAATGGCATTGCCCCAATATGTTTTATCCATGACCTTACGGCTATAAATAACCCAAGACAATTGCTCTGGACTATTAAGATTGATAGGCGTGTCACCCATCAACTCATGCACATGCTTTTGTAAGTCAATCTCTAGCTGTTTCTTCTCTGCCTCAAACTCTCTACGCACTTCATCCAGCTTGCTACGGTCTACGGTAAATCCTCGCTGATATATATGAGCAAGGCACACAGCAACCTGATTAGTCAAGGTTACAGTGTCTAACAGACTAGCATCTGCTGGTGTATTCAAACGATACCACAACTTGTCAGACAGTTGTTGTGTAGCATGAAGGTCAGCAGATAGATACTCACACAACTCGTTGTATGGTATGTCTCGTGTACTGTAGCCCTGCTTGAAGTACTCCTTGAGGGTGTCCTGCTTCTTCGTATCTAACTCATAGCGTTCTGCACAAGCCTCTAGCGATAGAGGTTCCTTCAGTCCACGCTGCAAGACATACTCAACAAGCATAGTATCAAACACTGCACCATCATACTTGAAGCCTGACTCCCATAGCCATAGCAAATCATGTGCCACGTTGTGACAGATGAGTACAGTAGCTTGGTCAAGATACCACTGCACACGCTCATGGTAGTCAGGTTGACTAGGAACATCAGCATGGTCAAAAGGGAAGTGCTGTTCATGTCCTTGGTCAGTCAGTACGCCTACCATAGTCAATGAGTTGTTAGGCTCAAAGGGGTCTAGGTGTAGCTTACCACCACGCTTGGTGACTGTGTTCTCTACATCAAGTGTTAGTTTCATATCATCTCCTATGCGTAATTGTTTGTTGAGTAATACTTGTACTCACTGTTTGTTTTGTTTGCCCTGTTGCGTATATTTGACATGTTCTCTGACATAGATACCCAACGAAGATTATCTACAGCGTAGTCTAGCTTATCTTCATTGATGTGGTCAACATTATATTTATCAACAGG